TGCTGGCCGGCATCATGCTGTATCTGCTGATCGCGGACGGCGAGGAATCCGCAGAGGTTTACGGCGTTGCCCGTAACCGCGAGCAGGCTTCGTTGGTGTTCGATGTGGCCGCGCAGATGGTGCGGTTCTCGCCGGTGTTGGCGAAGCGGCTGAAGATCACCCCGCACCGTAAACGCATCTACAACCTGAAGACGAACAGTTTCTATCAGGTGATCGCCGCCGATGCTGCTGCAGCACTTGGGTCTAACCCGTCTGGTGTGGGTGCGGATGAGATTTTGGCGTGGCGCGACGGCGGCATGTGGGACTCACTACGCACAGGTATGGGCTCTGGGGCCAGGCGTCAGCCTTTGATGGTTGCGGCTACTACTGCGGGTAATGATTCGGAGTCGTTCGCCGGTTTGATGCATAAGGAGATGCAGCGGATCGCTGATGATCCGAAGCGTTCCCCGCACACCTTCGTTTATCTGCGGAACACCGCTGTTGAGGCTGATCCGTGGGATGAGCGGTGCTGGCATCACGCGAACCCCGCGTTGGGTGACTTCCTGAGTGTTGAGGCTTTGCGTAAGCAGGCTCTTGAGGCGAAGAACAATCCGATCGCGGAGATGGCGTTTCGTCAGTTCCGGCTCAACCAGTGGCAAAACTCCACGGTGCGGTGGATGCGGATGCACCTGTGGGACAGGTGCGCCGGCACGGTTCACCAGAACGCCCGCGCGACGCTGGATGCGTTTGAGGGCCGCGAATGCTGGTTCGGGCTGGACCTCGCTGCCCGGCAGGACTTGACGGCGATCTGCTACCTGTTCCCGTCTGCGGACGGTATCGATTTGGCGTGGCGGTTCTGGGCGCCTGAGTCGGCTGTGGCGCGTTTGGATCACCTCAACAGTGAGCGGTTCACCCGGTGGGCTAAAGACGGGTGGCTGACGGTCACTGAGGGCGACGTTCTGGATTTCGAGAAGGTGTACGCCGACATCGAATCCGACGCGCAGCGGTTCACCATTTTAGGTGGCGACGCCGACAAGTGGTCCTCAGATCCGGTGATTCAGGAGATCGAGTCCCGGACGTACATCTCGGAGATCTTCGCCTATTCCAACGACTTCACGCACATGTCAGACGGTATGCACCGGGTGTACGAGCTGGTGACTGAGGGCAAGCTGCGGCATCACGGCAACCCGCTGGCGCGGTTCTGCTTCGACGCCTGCGAAGGGCGTGTGGCCAAGTACGACCCGGATTTGATTCGCCCGGACAAGCCCAACCGGACAACGGCGGCTAAGCGAATCGACGCGGTGCCGGCGGCGATTATGGCCGTCAATGCCTGGCATACCCGCGGCAGCGACCAATACAGCGTCTATGCGGAGCAAGACGTACTCATTTTGTAAGGTGGTGAGCGCGTCTTGTGGAGAAAAAGCCTGATAGATAAGGCAATTCGTAGGCGTTTCGCGGTCACTTTGACCGGCTCCGAGGGCGCTTTTTCGGGCATTCTGGTCGAATCCGACCCGGAAACGTGGGTTTTCGATGACTGCGCAACCGTCCCGGAAACCGTCGGCGCGACCCCTGAGCCGATCGCGGGACGCGTCTACATCGACCGAATCAACGTCGCCTACCTGCAGGAGATGCGGTGATCCGGGCTTCCGGCGGATACGCGCCGATCGCGCCGCAGGCGTTCGCCGAGACGGCGCCGATGTTCTACTCGAGCTACTTCGAGCCCAGGACGGGCCTGCAGCTCGAAACGCGTTTCGCCACTTACGGCGAGATGTACCGCGTCCAACCGATGATTAACGCTGTCGTCAACAAAATATCCAACAACATCGCCCGCCTGAACCTGTTCGTGTGGGATGAGGCGACCCCCACGGGGAAACTGCTCGACCAGACCGGCCCGTACGCGAAGCTGATGGCCAATCCGTGCCCGACGATGGACACCTACAGCTTCCTACGGTGGACGTGGGCCACCCGCCTGATCTACGGCGAGTCGTATTGGATCAAGATCCGGCAGGGCCGCGGCTCCCAGATCACGGGCTTCGTTCCGATGCATCCGGCGATGGTGCAGATTCACCGCGAAGACGACGGCTATCAGACGTACCGGTTCATGGGGCAACCGGATAAGGAAATCCCCGAAGAGGACGTCGTTCCGTTCCGGGAGTACAACCCGGACAACATGATGCGCGGCCTTTCACGCCTCGAGGCGCTGCGGTCGACGCTGATGAATGAGGACTCTTCCCGTCGGGCCACTGCGTCCTGGTGGAAACGGATGGGCCGCCCTTCGTTCGCGTTCAAACTCGACGGGAAACTCGACCCGAAGGGCAAAGAGCGGCTGCGTCAGCAGTTCGATCAGCAGTACAGCGGCTCATCAAACGCTGGCGGCGTCATCGTCCTAGAAAACGGCTCCGAGGTGCAGCCCCTGCAGCTCACTGCGGAGGAAATGCAGTACATCGAGTCGCGGAAATTCAGCCGCGAAGAGGTCTGCACGGTGTACGACATGCCACCCGCGGCTTTGCAGATCATGGACCACGCGACGTTCTCCAACATCACCGAGAACATGCGCTCCGTCTATCGGGACACGATGGCCCCGCACATCGAGGAGTTCGAGTCCGCCCTTGACACTCACGTGGGGTCGGAGTTCAACGGCGACAAGTACGCCCGGTTCGGCGTCGATGAGGTTTTGCGCGGCGATTTCGAGAAGCGGGCCCTGGCCTGGGCGCAACTGGTGCAGGCCGGCATTGGTAAGCCTTCGGAGGCCCGGCCTGCGTTCGATTTGGACGACGCGGGTCCGATCGCGGACAAGTTGTACGCCAACAGCGCGATTCAGCCGTTGGGGCATCCGGCGATGGCGGAACGGTTGACGATCGCCGGGCAGATCGGCGCACCAACACCAGCAGATCAGTACCCGATCGTCGTCCCACCCGGCACCGTCGGGGGCACGCCCACGGCGATCCCGGCACCCAAGCCGCAGGCGGCGCTCCCGTCTCCGCAGGCGCAGAAGTACATCCGGGAGATCGGTTCGCATATCGGCCGCGGCAAATCGCTGCAGGAGACGGCCCGGATGTTGGTTGAGCGTGACGCCAACCAGTTCGAGGCCATCGAAGAGGCGTGCGGCTACATCATCGAAAGGACCGTCTAAGTGAACGTCATCACCAAGGACGCCACCGTTACCACGGTCGAATCCGAAAACCCCAACGGCGAGTTTGAAGTCGTCCTGTCCACAGAGACGCTGGATCGCGACGCCGAGAACTTGTGGGCCGGCGAATGGAAACAACCACTGCCGGCGCGGATTCACATCGACGGCGACCACGGGCGCAGCCTCGAGAAAACCGTTGGCAGTGCGGTGCCACGCATTGAGGGCAACCGGATGATCGGCAAAGGCACCTTCGCGGGCACCGATTACGCGCAGATGGTGCGTCAACTCGTCAATGAAGGCCACGTCAACTCCGTATCCGTCACCTACTCGGAACATAAAAACCAGAAGGATGGCGGGGTTCAGCGGGAGCTGTTGAACGCAGCCTTTGTGGCGATCCCCGCCAACCCTGAAGCCGTTGTCTTGACCTCGAAGTCCGCTCAAACAGGCAACACTGACGGCGTCACACCCAGCTCCTACCTCAAGTGGCTCAACGAACAAAAAGCAGCCGGGACCCAAGCGAACCCCACCGTCCAGGACCTCATCCAGGCCATCCACGACGCCGCAGTGCATTTGGGGTCGATGTGCGACGGCTCAGAAGTCACCGACACCGGAACGGGCGCCGACGATGGCGCCAACAAGTCCATCGAAACTTCCGACGTGATAGTCGGATCGCCGCAGGAATCACCCGACGGTGACCCCGCCGAGGTCGCCACCAAAGCCGCAGCCGATCAGGCTCCCGCTGAGGTGCCCACCGACGCTGCAGAACCGTCCGCTGAGCACTCGGCAGCACGCCTGAAAGCGCGTGCATTCCTGATCCGCAAGAGCCTAGAAAGGTTGGCAAATGCCGAATAAAGAAGCCCTCCGCCAAGAGGCGAAGGAGTTGGAGACCGCCGTTAAGGATCGGTTGGCCCTGTTCGAGAAGGGTGAAATCGAGGCCGGCGAGTTCAAGCAGTACATGGAGACCGCCGACAAGCGCAACGAGGAAATCGGAACGGCCATCAAGACTTACGACGCCGCGAAGGCGTTCCGTTCGTCCACCGATTCCGGCTCCCAGGCCGCCGAGCAGCAGCAGCAAGAGCTGCAGACACCCGACCACCTCAAGAAGATCCGCGACACGTTCGCCGAGATGAAGTCTCACGCGGCGGGGCGCCAGCGGGGGTCTTTCTCGATGGAGTTCGGGATGAAGTCGTTTCTGGACGACGCGAACCTGAAAACTCAGGGCATCACCGGCCTGTCCGGCGCGAACGCCAGCGGCACCTCCACCCCCAGCGCGCTGTCCGGGTATTTCCTCGGCGGCACTGCGGGTCCGGCGATTGCACCGGAGTTCATTCCGGGTATCATCGAGCTGCAGTTCTACCCGAACGTCATCGCGCAGCTCTTCCCGGAGATGCCGGTGTCGTCGCCGGTGGTCACCTACGTCCGTGAGGCGTCGTGGACCAACAGCGCGGCAGCCGTCAATGAAGGCGCGACGAAGCCCACCTCAACCAGCAGCTTCACCCGCTACACCGAGCAGATCGGCAAAATCGCCAACCTGTCCCGGGTCACCGACGAGTTGATTCAGGACGCCGCCTACGTGTGGGCGCTGATTCAGCGCCGCTTGGTGCAGGGTGTGCAGCGCAAAGAAGAGGTGGAGCTGCTCGCCGGTTCCGGTTACCCCGGCTGCAATGGGCTGCTGAACCGCTCCACTGGGTTCACGCAGTTCGCGGCGCAGACCGCGGTGACCAGCCTGGTCATCCCGGCTTCCGGCACCGCCGGGCTGGGTGCTGGCACGGACACGGTTGCCTCAGTGACCCCCGGCCGAGCTATCACCGGCACCGGCACCACTGGCACCGCGCCCACCGGCCCGCAGATCGCGGTCGGAATCCTGCAGATGCTCACCGACATCCGCATCAAGCAGCTCTTCGAGCCCGACGCTGTGGTGCTCAATCCGATGGACTGGGTCACGGTGCGGTTGTCGACCGACGCAAACGGCCAGTACATGGGTGGGTCGTTCTTCGGCCAAACCTACGGCTACCCGAACCTGCCGAACGGCAACAACACCGGCGCGGTGGAGAACTTCACCCTGTGGGGCAAGAAGACCGTCACCACCCCGGCGTGGCCCGCGGGCTACGTCCTGGCGGGCGACTTCGCCGACGCTGGCGCAGTGTTGCGTCACGGCGGCCTGCGGGTGGACATCGCCAACCAGAACGGCACGGACTTCGAGCAAAACCTGTGGACTGCGCGTGCTGAAGAGCGCGTCGGTTTGCTCATCGAGCGTCCCGAACTGTTCGAGCTGGCAGTTCTCAAGAACGCCCCGTAGTTCGACAAAGAAAACCACGGCAGCGCCCAGCGATCCTGGGCGCTGCCGTGGTTTACAGAGAGGAATGGCGATGGTTTACACAGCCCGCATCAACGAGTACGTCTACGACTCCGCGACCACCAAAGGCCCCGAGGAAAAAGTAGAGGCCGACAGTGGCGAAACGAAGGCGAAAGTCGTTCAGGGCACCCGCAAGTCGCCGCCCAAGAAGAATGAGGACGTCGAGACCAAGTGAGTCTCGTCAGCCACTCGCAGGTTCCGGCGTTCATCGCCGCGAATTACGACCCAACCAGCATTGATGCTGCGTTGTCGTGGGCTTCGAGCAGCGTAGAAGCCTACTGTGAGAGGCGTTTCACCCAAGTCCTGGCCGATGTTCAGGTTGTTGATCCGATGTGGCCGCAACGCACCGCGCTGCTCCCCGACCCGCCTGTTACGGCTGTCAGTTTGGTTGAGGCGTGGATGCCGCACAACGGTGTGATGGCGTGGGTGACGCTCACCAACTACAACTTCCAGACCGACGGGCTGATGTGGGACACCACCGGGCAGGCTGGCGCGTTCAACATCCCCGGCGACTGCATTTCGTGGCCGGTGCTGCCGAAATCGTTGCGGGTGACCTACGACCACGGATATGTGGTCTCTGGTGGTAGTCCGAACCTTCCGCAGCCCATTATCGACGCGGTGATCAGAGCTGCGGCAGGGTATTTGGCGAACCCGTACAACCTGACTGAACGTAAAGTCGGTGACGCCACCTACCGGTGGTCGGAGCGGGAAAGAACTTCCCTGCTCGACGACTCTTTGCTCGGTAATTACCGGCTGGTGACGCTGTGAATATGGGTCCGCACACGGTGACGTTCAAAACTTTCGCCACCACCACGGGCCGGGTGGGGCCAGTAAAAGCAACCCCCACCACCACCGACGTGTCGGGGTGTTTCATGCAGCCCATCGGTGTTACCGAGGTCATCACCGAAACCGACGTCGAGTCAGAGATTTGGCGCTGCATCTCCCCCCCGGTAGCTGCGGTCACCGCGGCGGACACCACTGGCGAACTGATATTCAACGGCGACACCTTCGAGATCACCGGCACCAAACCGTTTTACGACTTCGCCGGCCTCGACCACGTCACGGTCGACTGCAAGATCCAGCGAGGCTGACGTGAGTATCGAAGCGGAGATCGCAGCCCAGTTCGCGGGCGCGCTCGAGGTGGAACACGCCGTCGAGGAGTTCGCGCACAAAGTCGCCGACTACGCGAAAACCTTAGCGCCCGTGTTCGGGGATAAACCGCCGAAACGCGGTGCACCACCCCAAGGATCACCCGGGGATTACCGCGGCTCCATCAAAGTGGAGCACCCGCCCCGCGCCGGGGCGACCCCGACCCGGCGGGTCATCTCGCGTGACCACAAAGCGATTTGGATCGAGTTGGGCACCAGGCACATGCCCGAGTATGCGGTGTTCACCAAGACCGCGAAGTACTTCGGCGGCACCGGCCCGATCATCGACGAAGGCGTACAGCACGCGCAGCATCATCTTCGGGGCGAACTTGAGAGGCTGGCGAAGCTGACCGCGACGGGCGCCGCCGCGGACCGTATCGCCGCGCAACGCAAGAGTGTCGAGTCGGCGCGCACCGCCCGGTCCTCGGCGTTCAAGGCCGCCCGGCGTGGACGCAGGCGCCGGTGAGCGCCTCACTATTCCCGTACGCGCCGCCCAGCGTCAGCGAGGTTGTAGTGACATGGCTTCGCCCGCTGGGTGATCCGCTCGGCGTCGGCACCGACCGCCCCTCCGGGGGCGTGCTGCCGTACCGGATGGTCACCCCCGTCGCCGGCACGGAGAACGACAAAATCATGCAGTGCGCCGTGGTTTCGGTACACACCTTCGGCGCCGACATGGACACTGCTGAGGCTGCAGCGCAGGACACCCACCGGCGGATGCTGCAGATGGGGCCGCCCATCGCCGGATTCCAGCCGATCACCATCAGTAACAACCAGATCGTTGTCCCCAGGTATGTGAGCACCATGATGATCCCCACCTGGATCGACTACCAGGACAACACCATTCGCCGCTTTGTAGCCCG